CCCGAATCTCGAGCAGGAGGACCTGGACGTCATCCTCCAGCAGCTCACCGCGGCCTCCGGGCAGTGGGAGTACGAGCTGAGCCTGGACTACGTGGCCATGCCGTGGCTCCGGAAGGGGAACGTGATCGCGATCACCGGGCTCCTGGCGGAGGACGGCGTGACGGAGATCCCGATCGGGCCAGCCCTGATCGTCGGCCAGCGCCTGGTCTACGACGAAGGGGGCCGCACGCCGCAGATGGTCTCGCGGCTCTCCGCCGTGTGGTGGGGCTGACGATGGCGACGCTGGTGCAGGCGATCCGCGCGCTCGCCCAACAGAGATCGGCGCCAGGACAGGCGAGCACGGCATTCTTCGAGGAGGGCCTGGTGGTCAGCGTGGACGGCGTGGGCGGACTCACGGTGAACGTGGGCGGCCAGACCGTGAGCGCGAAGCCGGTCACCGATGAGCCGTTTCGGGCCAACATGAAAGTCTGGGTGTCCCAGAGCACCGAGGGCTGGATCGTCCATGGGGGGAAGCGGTGAGCGCGCTGCGCGAGGCCGTCCGCCGGGTGCTGGGAGCATCGCCGTCCGCGGCGCCGGCATCGGACACCCGGATCTCCTGGGAGACGGTCGAGTCGGTGACCGGACTAAACGACTGCGTCGTCCTGGGCCAGACGCTGCCCGTGACCGGGCTCGCCACTTTCCCGGTTGGGGCTCGAGTCCCGGTGGCCTGGAGGAACGGCACGCCCCTGGCCGTGATCGGACATCTGACGCGGCGCGCGCAGTTCCATCCGTCGCGGCGGGTGGGCATGAAGGGCATCGTGGAGGAGCTCCTGGTCGGCAACTTCGACAGCACAAGCCCGGGGATCTGGTACCGCACGCACGACCGTCTCGAGTCCATCACGGACAGCACCGGCCGGCCGCTGACGGCCTTCCCCCAGGGGAGCACGCCCCAGGCCGTCCAGTGGGGCCTGGACGGGAAGAGCTTCGGCGTCCAATGCTCCAACGGGGTCTATGCGGTCTATACGCTCAGCCGGGACGACCCGAACACCTCCGATGTCTCCGCCCCCGGAGTCGCCACGCTGCTTTGGAGCGGGAAACCGCTCACGAGCACGATCCCGCTGTGCACGATCACGTGGACGAACCGGCTGACCAGGACCATCAAGGAGTGGATCGGCAAGGTCGAGATCTGGGGCAAGTGGGTGCAAGGACAGACCGCATGGTACAGCGGCGGGATCTATTTCTGGGCGTATGTGTGGGACCGCATCGTCCAGGAGTGGGAGACGACCCACAGCGCCAGCGGCACCGCGAGCGCCAGCGGGTCCAAGACGTTCCCCCTGAAGGACGTCCTGGCCGGGACCGTGATCGACTTTCAGGGCAACGTGGGGCGCTGCACGGGACAGGTGGTCAACTGGTACGTCGACGCCGATCGGCAGATGCGGTTCCTCATCCTGGCCGCGTGGGACTATTTCCGGCTGGGCACCTCGGCCACGGGCCAGGGGAGTGTGACCTGGCCAGTTGGCTGGGGTCCCAAGGGCCTGGAATCGTACACCGAAACATTCACCGTCGGCGGCGGCAACGGCGTCATCGGGGCCAAGCGGCAGAGCGACCAGCAGACGGTGGACGAGCAGCACGTCTTTCTCCTCAACGCCGCCACGAACAGCGTCGAGTGGTCCACGGCCGCGCCGCAGGCGGCAGTCGGGACCGAGACGTTCCAGTTCGCCGGCCGGCTCCTGGAGCACAATCTCGAACACGTCCCCCAGCAACCATCGAACGGCGGGCTCCCGGATCCGCATTGGCCGGATCCGCCTGGCGGGATCCCGCCGGCGGAAGAGCGCGAGTCCTACTATGCGGGCGCCAATTGGTCGAACCTGCCGCAGACCCTGAAGTCCAAGAACGAGGGGCAAGTCGGCGACGAGCGCGGGCAGCCGTACAGCAGTACGGGCACCTTCCAGCTCTTCGATCCGCAGCGGTGTCCGGCGCTAAGTGGACCGTACGGCCAGCTCGCGAACGGCACGTATCACAGTGGCCTGTCCATCATCGGCGGGCTCACGGTGACGTGGCAGGTCCTGTATGAGACCCGGACCGGCGGGTACCAGCTCCTGTGGTTTCACCGGGTCGCGGGCCTCCAGGCGTTCTCCCGGCGGTCCGCGGTCAGTCCCGTAGACGAGCCCCTCTTCTTCCTCGTGCTGGAGCGCTACCCGTTCATCCCGGGGACAGGCTACATCAATGACCTGCCCATGACGTGGGTCGGGATCGTCGACCGCGCTGGTGCGATCGTCCACGCGCTCCGGCCCTGGCAATACGGGCTCGCCGGCGCGCACTGCCGCCTGATTGACGGCAACGGCCACCGACTCTTCTGGACCTGCGGGATTGGGGCCATCCAGCCGGAGACGCGCTACATCTACACGGACTTGGACACCCAGGCGGAAACGATCCTCACGCAGGAGCGGCTCCTGCAGTTCCTGGCGAGCCGGCGGCGCCTCCTCACCCCGGACTTCTGCTGGGAGCGCCTGGACCCCCAGGACTTTTACGCCCTGGAGGCCCTGCCGGCCCTCGAGCCAGATGATGTTTTGGCGGACTACGGCGCGCTCCTGGGAACCGAAGACGGGCCCGAGGGCAGCGTGCGTGTCGTGAACGACGAGGAGATCTTGTCGCCGTTGGAGCGATATCAGGCGATCTGAAGCTCATGCTATGGAGGGCAGTCGTTGGAAGATCAGGAGACGCTCCGGCGGAAGGATGACTACGAGCGGGGCCAGCGGGCGGAGCAAATAGCCGCGCTCCAGCGGTCCGTGGCGGAGATTATCCGGGAACTCAAGGACCATCGCAAAGAAGAGCAGGCGACCTGGGAACGGTTCGAGCGGTCACTCGAAGACCTGAAGCTCTGGCGGGCCAAGATGATGGGGATCGCGGGCGTCATCGCTTTTCTCGTCACGACGGCGTGGCACGTGGTCCTGATGGCCCTCAAGGGGGCAAGCCGATGAGTCCCATCATACCCGTGGCGCTGTGCGTCCTGCTCTTGGCGCTCCCCCTGCCGGCGTCCGCCGCGTCCATCTGGACGGCCGCCCATACGCCGGCGTCCACGGCGACCAGCACGACAGCGCGTGAGGTCGGCCTTCGCTTCCGGGCCAGCCGCGACGGCGTCGTCACCGGGATCCGGTATTACAAGGCCTCGGCGAATACGGGGACCCACATCGGGTCGCTCTGGGCGATGGACGGGACGCTTTTGTCGCGGGTGACGTTCGGGGGCGAGAGCGCCGCAGGCTGGCAGCAGGCGGCGTTCCCGAAGCCGGTGGCGGTCCTGGCGGGTGTGACCTTCGTCGTCTCGGTGCATTGCCCGGCCGGCCGATACAGCTACACCAACAGCGGCCTCACAAGCAATATCGCCTCGGGTTATCTCACAGCGCTTGCGAACGGGGGCGTCTATCGTTTCACCGGATCGCCCACGTATCCATCCACCGTCTCCGCGGGGCGGAACTATTGGGTGGATGTTGTCTATGAGCCAGCGGCCATCGGCCCGGTAGGCCAACCGACCATTGACCTGCTCACCTGGACCGCGAACGTGACGCTCGCGTGGAAAGACAATTCGACGAACGAGGACGGCTTCGAGGTCGAGCAGAGTCTCGACGGGCCGGGCGCCTTCACCAAGATTGCCGCAGTCCCGGCAAACGTTGTCACGTACAGCGTGCAGGCGATGCCGTTCCTGCGCGTTCACTGCTGGCGGGTCCGGGCGTGCAACACGGCCGGATGCTCCGGCTACACCAACACCGTCTGCGGGCGCGTGACCGCGGACGCCATCTGGGAAGGAGTGACCCCATGAAACGAATCGCGATGGTCCTCGGTCTCCTACTTGTCGCGCATTGCCTGGTCCCGGCGCCGGCCGCCGCGCTCACCATCAACGCCTCGGTCTCGTGGCCCGATGTCACCAACGAGGAAGGCTACAAGGTCGAACGCGCCGCGACGCTCGCCGGGCCCTGGACCCAGATCGGACAGACGGCCCCCGGTGTGACCGCTCTGGTGGATCCGAACCTCCAGCCAGGGACGAACTACTGCTACCGGGTCATCGCGTTTAACCAGGCCGGAAGCCTGGCGAGTGAGGGCCTCTGCGGGCCGACGATGTCGCCGCCGGTCTATACGGGCCCGGGGACCTGGGCGCCGACGGTGATTTACCAGTACAACCCCTGAGCGGTAGCACAGCGCAGCTGCTGGCCCGCCGGCGAGGGTGCAGGCAATGGATCCATTTCAGGTCGGCGTCGCGTGGCTCCTCAAGGCCGAAGGCGTCGAGTCGAATGATCCACACGACCCGGGCGGCTTGACGCGCTTTGGCATTTCCCAGCGGGCGCACCCCGACGTCAGCGTCGCTGCGCTCACGGAGGCAGAGGCGATCGAGATCTATCGCCTGCGCTATTGGTCCGCGTATCGCCTCGATCGCCTCCCGCCGGTGATCGCCATCGCCGTGCTCGATGCCGCCGTCAATCAGGGGCCGCGGCCGGCGATCCGGATGCTGCAGCATGCGGTCCGGGTCGAGATGGATGGGATCATCGGCGCGCAGACGATCGCGGCCTGCTACCGCGCGGATCCGGATGAGCTCCTCGCCGGCTACTGTGCGCGGAGGGCGGTGTACTATGCCAACCTCTCGACGTTCGGACGATTCGGGCTCGGGTGGATGCGGCGCCTCTTCGCACTCCACGCCCTCTGCGACGGTCTCGCCCGCCGTGGAGTTGTCGCCGCTTGACGTTATCGCCCTAGAGGCGCTGACGGAGCCGTTCTGCCCGGTCGCCATGACCGGGGGCGTCTATCGTCCGGGCACGTGCCTGCCGTGGTGCACGCTCTGCCGGGACCTACTCATTCGGAGGGACTCATCATGAACTGGCCATTCATCGTGCGGTGTCTGATGTTCGGCGTGCTCTGGGCCATCTGGCAAGCGGCGTCGAGCGTCTATGTCCTGGACGCCTGGCCCACGGCGTTCACCTGGCTGAAGATCGGAAGCGCGGCCGCGGTGGCGTTCGTCGGCGGGTGCCTGACCTACGCCCGGGATCCGGAGGCGGCGCTGAAGGCGAGCCCGTTGGCGAAGGCGGTCGTGCTGTTGTCGGTGCTGTTGTCGCTGACGGCGGGTTGCGCCGCGGATCCCGCGCTGGGGGATCTACGACGGCTCGTCACCGCCGACTCGGCACGGGCCCTGGAGTGGGCGACCGCGGACGGCGACGTCCTGGCGGCCGACTGCTACCGCACCCTGAACCAGATCGCGCAAACGGCGCAGCTCCCGGCGCTGCATCGCGAGCCCAACGGACTACTGACCACGACGTACCTGGTGCGCTCCACGCGCCGACAGCTCGAGGGCTGGTCCGACAGCGGCCTCCGGACGCAGCTTCTGCGCGGCTGCGCCGCCTACGTCGCCGACGAGCGCGACGTCCTGATCAAGCTGGGTGTGAAGGTCGCGCCGGTGCCGTTTCCGAGGCCATGAGCCAGTGGGAGGCGCGGCGTCATGGAGCCGTTTGAAGCACGTCGGTGTGGCTCAGTTTGAAATTACGAACTGCAGGAACCTATGAACCGCTTGATTTCTTCTGGGGAACATCCTGCTTGGCGGAGAGACTGTGCCACGAATTCTTCGGAGAGATTGTCACGGACGGGAACTGCTATGTAGTGAGTCCCGCCCTTCTTCCTCCAAAGCTCGACTCGTTTCCGTCTGTCTTTGAAGGTATATCCGAGAGAACGTATTTTATTAATGAACTGCGAGTGCCCTATCTCTCTCACGTTCCGACAGTCGAGTGGTAAACGGTACGTCGAAACGAACGTCACTGGATGGATGCGGGACCTTTCCAACGAGCGTCCATCCGCGGTCTCTCATGAACTTGTCGAACGCATTTTCTTTGAGGAGGTCTATCAGCATCATATTAAGCGTCTGGGCGATATCCTCCATCAGTTCTGCCCAAGTATCGGCCTGAATGGTGAGCGCCAGCGGATCGCACACGGCTACCCACTCTCCGGTCTTCGTCCGGAGACACTTCCACTCAGATTGCCCCTGGATTTTCATAACGGTCACTTTTTGCGCCGCCATGATGGTACATATCCTCCTGGAGAGGAAGCCTATCAACGACTTTCTTCCCTGTCAACGGGTCTTATAAAAATATACGCCGGGAAGGATAAATCTGCAACGCTGTTGCAATAATGGAATAGATGGGCTCTACTTCGTTCACTGAGGAAGCCGAAGTCCAACACGATCTGGGCGAAGGCCGCTCAGCAAGTTGAGGCCCGGTAAGGTGACGCGAACGCGGGGGCGCTTTGCCCCACAACCGATCCGGCCGCCGTGCCTCCTCAGTCTTCTTCAAGAGCCTGGCAGCCATCCATACGATCCCGGCGCTCCGACCCAGCATCCTCAGACCGCGTAGCGCAGCACGGCAATGAAGTGACACGCCGTGCCCGCAAGGACGAACACGTGCCACACGAAATGGGCGTACCGCAGCCGCGGGACAGCATAGAATCCGATCCCTGCCGTGTACGCGATCCCACCAGCCGCGAGCCAGAAGAGCCCCCACCCCGGCATCGCGTACCACAACGGCTTGGCCGCGACCAGCACCAACCACCCCATGACCACGTAGAGCCCGGTCGATAGCCGCGGGTAGCGCACGCCCCTGACCGCCTTGAGGATAATGCCGGCGACGGCCAAAGCCCAGATACACCCGAAGAGCGTCCACCCCCAGGGACCCCGGAGGACACCCAACGTGAACGGCGTGTAGGTCCCGGCGATCAAGAGGTAGATCGCTCCGTGGTCGAGAATCTGGAACACGCGCTTGGCGCGATTCGGCGCCAACGCGTGGTAGAGCGTGGAGGCGAGATAGAGGAATGCGGCGGTCGCGGCAAAGACCGCGGCGCCAATGATCGCCGCCGCGCCGTCCGGGCGAGCGCCTCTCACCAGCACCGGCAGGGCGATCAGCGCGGCAAGAAATCCTGTGCCGTGACTGATACTATTGGCAAGTTCCTCCCCGAGGGACCGCGCCCGAGGCTGAACCTCCACGGTGTCGACCACAAAGTCCTCGCACTTGATTTTCTTCCAACAGAGCTGCTCTGCCGGTGTTTCCAGCGGGTCTACGGCTAACCCATTCACCGGCTGCGCGCGAACTCCCACACCGCGCATCCGAGGCAATAGGGCAGGACCGCGAGCGAGGCCGCGAAGGCTGCGCCCGTGATGAGCAACACCACCCCACCGACGGCGGGAATCACCGTCGCAAAGATCGCGACGTCGACGGACATTCGGAACATGGGTAAGCTCCTGTCGAAGGGCCGAGCGCGGGCGCGCGACGCTCCCGGTTACGTGGCCTTCGCCCGTCCCGCGTGCACCGCCGCGAGGGCCGCAAGGAACGCCTCGATGTGGAACGGTTTGGGCAGGATCCGATCCACGATGCTATCCGCCGGTTGGCCCTCCCGGGCGACCTCCTCGCCCCAGCCGGTGAGGAGGAGGACCGGCAGATCCGGCGCCCGCGCTTTGACCGCCCGGGCCACGTCCCACCCGGTGAGGCCCGGCATGCCGAGATCGGTGACGACTGCGTCGACGGGGGTCGCGGCGAGCACCTCGAGGCCAGCGGCGCCACCGTCGGCTTCGATCACGGTGTGCCCGCGGCCGCCCAGGAGGGCAGCAATCGTGCGGCGCACCGGCGCCTCATCGTCGATCAGAAGCAGGCGCTGCGGGGCAAGCGACGCGGGTGCCGGTGCGGGCGCTGGGGGCGGCGCGGGTTGATAAGAAATCGCGGCCGGAAAGCGCAGGGTCACTACCGTGCCGCAGTCGGGGGTGGAATCCACGTGGATGCGGCCGTGGTGGCGCTCCATGATGGCGTAGACCACCGCGAGGCCGAGGCCGGTCCCGTGACTCCCCTTGGTCGTGAAGAAGGGCTCGAAGATCCGCCGCTGGACCGTGTCCGACATCCCCGTGCCCGTATCGGCAATGGCGAGCCGGACCCCGTCTGGGTCCGCAACGCCCACGAGGGAGAGCCGGCCGCCCTCGGGCATGGCGTCCACCGCGTTGGTGATGAGGTTGGTGAGGACCTCCCGCACCTCGGCGGCATGCCCGAGGATGGGGGGAAGGTCAATGACCTGCGTGTCGACCTCGATGACGCGGCCCTGGCGCTGCGGCTCGGTCTCCCACCGGGGCCGGGTGAGCTCCACGGCGTCGCGGACGGCGGCGGCCAGGTCGACCGGGGTCGCGGGGGCACTCGGGCGCTGGCGCGCGAAGTCCTGGAGCCGGCGCACGACGTGGACCCCGTCCGTGGCCGCGGTCTCCAGCAACTGGAGGGACTCCCGGGCCGTCGGGTCCGCCACCCGGGCCCGGACGAGCTCCGTCTGGCCCAGGACGGTTGCCAGGATGTTGTTCAGATCGTGCGCCACCCCGGCCGCCATCTGGCCCAGGGCCCGGAGCGTCTCCGTTCGGACCAGCTCCCCCTGGGCGCGCTGGAGGTCCTCGGCGGTGCGGGTGAGTTGCGCGATGCGGCGGGCGTTCTCGATCGCGATGGCCGCGGGTGCGGCGAAGAACTGCAACAGCCGCTGGTCGTCGTCCTGGAACGGACAGGCCGGGTCGTTCCGGGTGACCGTGATCGCCCCCACGAGACGGTCCCCATAGAGGAGGGGTTCCCCCAACACGGCCACGTGCGGGGAGCGCTCCAACCAGAAGGGCGTCGCGTAGGGCGAGGTCCGGAAGCTGTTGACCAGCATGCCCTGCCGCCGGGCGAGCACGGTGCCCGTGACGCCGTCTCCCGGGCGGATCCGCACGTCGGCCATCCACGCGTCGAAGCCCTGCCAGCTTTGCGGAATCGCGACCTGTGTCACCTCGTCCCACAGGTACACGGCGCCGCTGTCCCCGCCGATCAACTCCATGGCGCGGGTGTGGATGAGGCGCAGCACCGTCGGCAGGTCGCGCTCGCGCGTGATCTCCTCCGTGACGGTCCGGAGCGCCTCCAGTTGCCGCGTCCGGCGGGCGAGCACGGCGTCCGCGCGCTCCCGCTCCGTGATGTCGCGGATGGCCGCGATGTGGGCCTCCCGGCCTTGCCACAGGAAGTGCCGGGCGGCGATCTCCACAGGGAACACCGTCCCGTCCTGCTTCCGGTGGTGGCGGACCGGCACCCGGGGCCGATGCGTCTGCGTGGCCGCCCGCGTGTCCTCGGGTTCGGCAGAGAGGTCCACGTTCCGCTTCGCGAGCAGCTCTGCCCGGGTGTAACCGTACAACGCCGATGCGGCGGGGTTGACTTCTAGGATCTGTCCGGCCTCGTTATCGATGAGGAAGAGCGCGTCGGATTCCATCTCGAACAGGACGCGGTACCGTTCTTCGCTGTCCTGTAGCTGCGCCGCGGCCGCGTTGAGCACAGTGGCCTGCTCGCGAAGGCGCGTTTCGTGGGCGGCCCGGGCACGCCGTTCCCGGCGGAGGTGTACGAGCAGCAGGAGCGCCGTCCCGACGACAAAGAGCTCGCCCGTCACGATGCTCAGCCACCATGCCGTGGTTGCGTCCTCGACGATGCGGGGAACGAGGCAGTTCGTCGCGGCGATCCAGAGAGCCGACAGCACGACGTAGCCGGTCACGATGATGAAGGTGCGCTGAGGCCTCAGCGCGAGGCGCTGCTCCCCCCGTCCGCATTGCATCCCATGTTCCATGGCGTTCGTTGCCCTGTGCGTCCGGGCCTGTTCGGGCCCCTACGAATCTCCTCCGCCTATCTTGTGCAGGCGCGAAGGCTCCGACGTGACGGGCGACGTCACGCAGGTGCCCCGCCGACAAACCGCTGGACGGTCTCCCGGAGCGTCGTGACGTCGAGCGGCTTGGTGAGGTAGGCGGCGAACCCGGCGTGTCCCGCCCTTCGCTCCGCTTCGCGCACCGCGAGTCCGGTGAGCGCCACGACGGGGATGTCGACGGTCCGCGGGTCCTCCTTAAGGCGGCGGGTGGCGTCGATGCCGCTCATGCCGCCGGAGAAGTGGAGATCCATGAGAATAAGCGCCGGCGGCTCCTGCGCGGCGAGCGCGAGGCCTTGCTCGGCAGTCGTCGCTGTTCGGACCGGGTACCCGTCGAGCCCGAGGACCTCAACCACAAGTTCGAGGCTCGTCGCGTCGTCGTCGATGACGAGAATAGGACTAGAGGGTGCTGGAGCGTGCATGGTTCGGGCTCCCGCGTGGGAAAATTGCCCATCGGCCAATGCCCGCGGCCGGCGTAGATGGGTGGAAGGCTTCCACGTACCTTGTCAAAGAGGCGACGGCCTGTCAACGAGAAAGGTCCGGTCGTGAAAGGTCCGGTCGGGGCTTGTGCGCGGACACTGTTCTTCGTATACTATTACCACCCATTGCCGTCCACCTCCTTCGGTAGTGGGCGTGGGCCATAGCCCCCGGCCAGCCGACGCTGGCGCGGGGGCGTCTTATTTCTTCCAGGCGTTCCGCTGCCGCGCTGCCTCGGCCTCCTTCAGAACTTGGGCGGCCATCCAGACGACGTCGAGCACCTCTCGCGAGAGTCCTGAATTCTTGGTGGTCTCTAGGAAATCTTCCAGCATCGACGTCTTGGCGAGCGCGATCAATTCTCGGATCTGTGCGTCGGTCATCGCGCGTCTCCTCTATGGGACGGTGCGGAACTCCAGGACATCCCTCCACAGCCGAGCCAGGGCAGGCGCCGGAGGGCCGTCCTTGGCCTCAAATCCAAAACAGGTGGGCGGGTAGCCACTCAGCCCCTCGTCGATTGTAGGGGCGCGTAGAGCGTCGTCAAAACTTAATGAGAACAGATTGTACTCTTGTGAACAGTGTTGGAGTAATTTTGGTGCATTCCAGTAGCAAAAAACCCCAAAAACACAAGCCTCAGTGAACCAGGAAAAACCAATACTATCAAATAGAATACGCGTATTTAGCTGACTTACTGGGACGAGCCTGGGAATCAGTACATGAACCGCCGCACCATTGGCTAACTTACCGATTCTTCTTCGTCCTTTTGCGTTGAACGGATTGTTGGCGAGATTTTGGTGCAGGGGCGAGCCTGCGCAGGACCTCCCGCTTCCGATCCTCGTTTGTGTGCGCCAGGTACCGGGCGGTCGTGCGGTAGGGCGGCTTGTGGCCCAAGATATCCCCGACCGTGGCCGGATCGGCGCCGGATCGGATCAACCTCACGGCGACCGTGTGCCGGAGGTCGTTCGGCCGAATCGGGGCGATCCCGGCCTGCTCGGCCGCTCGCTTGAAGGCTCGGTGGTAGACGTTCTCCCGTACGGGTTTCCCCTTGAAGGCCCCGCGGAACACGGCCGCGTCAGGTTCGAGCGCTGGCTGCCGGCGCAGGATCGCTACCGCCTCGGGCATCAATGGGATCACTTTCGGCTTCTCGACTTTCGGTTGCGGGACTAGGAGTCGCGCGCCGCGGAGATCCACCATGCGGCCCAGGAGGCCGCAGAGTTCGCCTGGCCGGAGCCCTGTCCAGAGTGCGAATTCGATCATGTCATGGGTGATGCCCGTCCAGCAAGCCTTCAGGAGGCGTTCCTGCTCGTCCTCGGTGAGGATCCGGTCCGGACCACGCGTCTCACGGGGGAGGCCCACGTCGGCGGCCGGGCTCCGGTGGAGGTAGCCGGCTTTGACGACGTGGCGGAAGAACTGGCGGACCCGCGCGAACTCCAGCCGGAGACTGTTGGCGGCCAGGGTCTTCGCCCGTTCGGTGCGGTAGGCGGTGAGGTGTGCGGTGGTGATGTCCGAGACGCGGTGCATGCCGAGGTGATCGGCGAGCTTTAGCAGCAGCCGCCGGTGCGACGCGAGGGTCACTTTGCCGAGACGCCCCTGGATGTCCGGGAGGTAGGTTTCTTCAATGTAGGCGCGGAGCGTCGGGATCCGCCCCCGCGGTGGGCGGATGCCGTACTCGCGCTCGAGGCGTACATCGATGATCCGAGCACGGGCGACCGTCTCGGCCTCGCGGGCGATCTCCTCGGTCGGAAAGCCGCCGCGCTTCACCCGGCGGCCGTGGAGCTGAAAGGCGTAAACCCAGCGCTCGCCCCGTTGGAAAACGGTCATGGTTCGTTTTCGCTGCGCCCGTCGATATTGCCGACGCAAAGCATCGCGCGAAAGATGCGAGATGCCACTCGGATCAGCAGCGAGGGCCACGCACGCTCTCCATCGCGGACCTGGTCTGCTGAATCCGGTTGTTATTGGTCGCTCTTTTCCAGGCTCGCTGGCAGGATGCTGGCCAGATCTCCCTCCACGTCAAGGCCGTGCATGACAGCTATGGCGGCGGCGTGAAAGCCAATCGCGGCACGAAGCTCGCCGAGTGCCATGAAAAAAGATGATTCGAACGGGCCCGGGCCCATCCAGTCCGGTCTCAGAACGCCCCACCGCCTGCCGCCGGGACCATTTATGTCCAGAAACGCACGGCACGCCGCGCGCATTGCGCGAAGATGATCAGTGAGCTTCGAGTCCGCCGCAAGGCCACCAATGATTTCCGTGAGGAATCGGCGGATGTCGAGCACGGACTGCACGCACTGCTCAGCCACTTCCAGATGATACGGGTTGTACAGGACCCGACGGTCTTCAAGGTATGTCAGCACTCTGCGGGCCGACGCGACCTCAGGATGGGGCGGGCTCCACGAGACTCCAAACACCGGCACACTGAAGCCGGTGATCCGACCGAGGACCTCCTTGAACTTCACCGCAGTTTTTCGGGCCGATCCCTGCGTACGCATAACGTCCTCTCTTGTGTCCTAGAATCCGAGCATCCCTCTTTTCAGAATTCCCTCCATTCAGCCCATCGACGCAGAGCCAGTGCTCTCACCCATCGCTATGATACCCAACTGCGGGTGGCCAACCGGTTGTTGGACCATTTCATCTTCCCGATTTTCTTCTGTTGTCGTCTTTACACAGCATCTGGCAGTTCGCCGCTGTGGTCTTCCCGCCATCGTGCCAAGGCTTGATGTGGTCGCCTTCCATTTCGTCCAATTGAAACTTCTTCTTGCACTTCACACAGACTCCCTTTTGCCTCTCGTACGCTTCCCGCTTCATGTTGTCGGAGAACGCGCGGATGTTCAGGTGTCTTTCATCCCCATCGAGCACATACGGGTAGATTCCCGATTTCCTTTGCACATCGTCGTCCTGCATCAACTTTGCGACCTGCTTCTCCAGCTTGTCCGTATCACACTCTTTGTCCTTGAACTGTTTGTAGAGAGTTCCCCAATCTACCCCCTTCATCTCTCGCCGATACGCCGGAAACGTCGCTTTCACCCAGCCGATGACCTTCTGAAAGTATTGCCACAGCGGCGTCGCGTTCTTGTCGTGCTGATGCTTCGACATGTACTGTTCGATCTCGCCATCCGAGCGCCACGTGATCGCGGTTTCCAGGTATTCCTGCCGGATCGGGCTGCCCTGCATGTAGGCGTTGGCCAGCCCATAGGCCGGGCAACCCGTCTTGCTGAAGTACCGCTTGGCGTCCGCAGTCCACGGCCCGGCATACACGGCGTTACGCAATTCCTGATCGGTGTGTTCCTCGCCAGCGATGTTGATGGTTCTGAACCAATCCAGCTTTTCGCTGTCAGTGCCGGAGCAGAAATACACCATCAGCTTGTAACCGAGAATCTGCTTCTGCTGGTCATCCTTGAGATTGTGGAAGGCCAGCCCTTTGATGGAAAAATCGCCATTGACGTACTGGCAGATGGAAAGGGTGCGCTGCTGGCCGTCGATTACTTCGTAATTGCCGTCCTCACGCACCGCCCAATACATCACGTTCAGCGGAAAGTCCTTCCGGACGCTTTCGATCACCGCATCGCGCTGCTTGTCTTTGTAGATGAATTCCCGCTGATACGGCGGACGAATGTCGAGCTTGCCGCCGTATGCGACGACGCCCTGCTCGGCGTTGTCCATGAAGCCGTCTGTCAGCTCTTTGACCGTGATTTCTTTGGGTTCGATTTTCATCGCCGCTTGTTCTTGATGACGAGCCGGTCGTACATCCGCCGATATGTGCGTTTCCCGTCCCTGAGGTAGAAGCGCGGTCCACCTTGCTGGAACGTCCCCTTCTCAGCGACCTCTGACATCGGTCTAGCGAGGGTCCTGCTCGAGCCCAAGATCTCGAATTGATCTGGGTTGTACTTGTCAAGGAAGGTGATCGGGACTCCCATTGGGCCGTCGTAATTCGCGGGAATCTCCGCCGTCTTGGCGACCTCGATCGCGTCGAAGTTGACGTAGGTAGGGTACTTCTCTGGCGAGTATTCGTGGAAGAGTACTAAATCCTCGTGACGTTCCGCAAAGTCCAAGTTCGTGAACCAACGAACGCCCTTTACTCTGATAAACTTGTTGCCCGCATCATCGACCCTAGTTCCGGCGGCATTAAGTGGATAATGGTCCGGGACCCCGAATTCTCTGTCCCCGCTGTGTATACTGGGGCCGAGCCAGATTCGATTGTCCTTGATCAGCTTAAAGACTTCTTTGTAAGTGATCGCGTTCTGGTTCCCGATGATGAGGAACTTCTTCTTGTATTTGATCAATTGCTCAACGTACTCCCGAAACAACGAAAACGGAGGATTGGTGACGACGATATCCGCTTGCTTGAGCAGCGTGACGCATTCCTCGCTGCGGAAATCGCCGTCGCCTTTGAGCTTGTGGATGCCGATTTCGTTCGGGTCGGGGACGCGGTTGTCGTCCTTGTCGCCGTCGTATTCGAGGTAGATTCCCTTTTCCGCCGTGTGCTTGCTGAATAGATCGGCGTCGCAATTCTTGTAGCAGGTCGTAATCAACTTCTTCAGCTTCAGCTTCTCGAAATTGTGCGAGAAGTAGTGAAAGAAATTGCTGACTTTCGGATCATCGCAGTTGCAGAGGACGGTCTTGCCCTTGAAATGCTTCGTGTAATGCCGCAGCTCCTTCTCGATGTCTGAAAGCTGCGTGTAGAACTCGTCCTGTTTCGTCGCCTTGGCGGCGTGCAGGCTTCGGTTCAGCGCTTTCTTCGTCATTCTGCTGTTCCCAAGTATAGACTATGGTCGATCAGATGTTTTCCTCATCGTGGTCTAGAAGTAGACAGATCTGCCCATTTCCTTTAGGGCTGCGGGCTGCCACTGCCCCTTCGCTTAGGCTCCACAAGCGAAGGTAGGTGACGATGCACATCGATGAGATCATCCTCTACGGGTCTGCGTGGACATCTCCCGGATCCGCCGTCAGTGCGCTTTCGCGAATCGGAGCTGTTCTATCTCCCGCCGGACCCAGGCTTGGGTCTCGCTGCAAAGGCGATCAAAGGCCTCGCGCTCCCCGGTGGTCTTCTCGAAGCGCTCGCGGAGGGCACCGAGGACTGCCACGGTGGCCATGACCCCGGCGGCCAACTGGTCGCGCGGCTCGTAATCTTCCATGGCGGCCAAGGCGCGGTCGGAAGCGTTCCACGCCTGCGGTGAGCACGATGTCAACATGACAGATCTCTTCACTTCGCCTCCCGCCTGGTCTTGTCCCGGTGGACGTCCCGGGGGAGCCATTGCATGTTGCTCGGGTGATCTGCCCCACCACGATGAAGCGGCACGATGTGGTCTACCTCACATCGGTGGCAGCTGGGCGGTTTCGGGCTCGCGCGCTTGAACTCGCGGACGGCCGTGTCGTCACGGGCGATCCGACCGCGCGCATCCCGTTGGCACGTTGTGCATTTCGCAGCCTGGCTGTGGATGGGCGCGGCCAAGAGGTTGGCGACCACGAATGCAGTGGCAATCCGTTTGGTCACGCTCATAAGACAACTCGGTGGGCCCAGACATCAAGCTCAGAAGTCAGAGGCGTCGTCTTCCTGGTGGCCGCTCTCTAATCGCTCGGCCTGCTTTGGCAGTTTCTTTTGCTCGGATGCAAGTCGGCGCTCGACCTTCTTGACGTCTTCTGCGGCCGGCAATCGCTCGGGCACGATGCCACGATCGACTAGGAGCCCACGCACTTCCTGGCTATTCTTCACGTGTTCCTGCGTGATGCTGGGTTCCGTGCGAAGCTCATTCTGCTTGATATTGAAATTGGTGATCTCATTGGCGAAGTCCTTGGCCTTGATCGTAATCGTCGGCAAGAAATCCGCCAAGGCACGTCCCTTTGGCACGCCCAGCCGATCCTTCATGTCTTGTGTTGTCTGGCCTCCAAACAGCGCCGTGTCGCCTTTGCTGCGGATCCGCGCGAAACTGTCATTCTCCCGAAGCCGATCGAAGATGATGCCGGACAACTCCTTTTCCGATCTCGTGAGATGTTTCCTAGCGCTCACCCGCTCGGCTTCTGCGAGTCGCTTCTCGATAATCTCCTGCTTTCGGGTTTGGACAGCGAAGTAGGTTTGAGCAAAGGCAATTTGATCCTTCGTGGGGTCGCCATTCTGAGCGATCAGGTAGCAGGCGTAACGGGTAAGGGCGACGTCGTCGATCTCCCGCTTGCCGCCCTTGCCGAGGTCGATCATTTTCGTGATATCAAGAAAATGATCCGAAAGGTCGTTGTTGGAGTTTCGGCAGGCGGTCTTGGCCTTGTCGATGACCTTGACGAAGTTCTCCCAGCGCGCATATCCGAGCAGCATCTGGAGATCGCGGGCGCACCAGAACTCCACGCCGGTCTCCTGATGCTTCCGGACCATGTCCTCGAAGCTGGCATGCAAACGGACCACGACCTGTTTATCCATTGAAGCTCCTATTTCAGAATCATCACGCCGGCCGGCTGAGTCGCACCCGTTGGCCGCACTTGGGACAGATGGGTTTGGCGGGCGTGACGGGGATCTGGCACGTGGGGCACATCAGCAACACTGGCCGGGCTCGCGTTGGCGCTGGCTCGGGCGGAGGCGAGACCGCCTCGCCGGACATCTGGGATTGGAGCGCCCGTCGGAATTGCAGTGGGGATTCGATGTTCTTGAGCGAATTCTTCGATGCACCCGTACCAGCGACAACAACGGTCCCATAGTCCAAGAAGCGTCCGAGGATACTTTGCTGCAGTTGCACAGACTCGACCTTCGCCAGAAAGATCTCGATCGTTTTACGCCGGATGAAGCCGTCCTTCGCCAGGACGCGCTTATCGGTGATCGCAAACTCGGAGGTCCACATGCTGAGGGCGCCTACTATGAACCAGATCAGACTTATCGGCACAAACACAGCCGCGAACTCGGGGACACCTGCGCCCACGCCGCGGCCGCCGAGGATCGCCATCAGAAACGGCGCAACGAAGAAGAGCGCCGGCCAGAGAAAGATGATCCAGTGCAGTCTTGTACGCCATTGGACACGTTCGCCAGGAAGCAAGCTCTCTTCGATGTAGCCCATAGGCTCATCTCCCCGTTTGGGTCACACCTTATGATTCCTCATTCTTGCTGACGCTCCGCGTCATGCATCGCCAATAACTGTCTCAGCGCGTCGACTTCGGCGTCCTGCAGCTCCGGCCAGCGGTCCCGAATCTCCGGATCGAAGCACAGGAGAATCTGCGTCAGGGCGCTCCGCTTCGCCCAATCCTCGCCCGCCGTAATCCTGCGCAACGCCGCCATCAGTTGAATCAGCGGCACGTTGTCGTCCTTTCGCCGCCCCGCTCCCTTGGCCTCCCGTTGGTCCTGGTCCAGACGCTCCAGGTAGTCCGTCCGACCGGGTCCCTCTGTCGGAGTGCGGTCCTCGTGATGTGATGGAAGCAAGGGCGGTGCCGAAGGCGGCCGCAGATCTTTCAGTCTAACACCGAGGCAGCCAGCCAACTTCTCTGCAACCTGTCGCGATGATCTCCCGTATTTCTCAGCTTTCGAGACGGACGCCTGCGAGATTCTCGCTTTCTTTGCGAGTCCGGCCTGGGTAAGTCCGAGATCCTCTCGTAACTGTTTGATTTTAATTGAATCAACTACGTATGGTGGATTCATAGCGATTTTTTCTTGACAAACGCGCTTGACAGCCATATATTCCATTTGGTGAACGTTGCCTGTTTGTTCACCCACCCGGAGGGCACACGATGACTGAGCTGCCCAGCGCCTCCATCGCCCCCATGGTCATGGCCCTGCGCGCCGCCGCCCTGACGATCGCGGAAGCCGCGTTGGAGCGCGCGCGCCGCACGCCGACCGAACGGAACGCCACGCTTCCGGAGCTGCGCACGCTCGAGGACTTGGTCGCGCATTGGGAACGGATCGCCCGCCGGGCGTTCTTCGATGCGAAGGTCGAAACGTCGGACTTCGGGCGTCGCTTCATCGAGAACAAGGCCATGAATTACTACAACTGCGCCCAGGACCTCAGGCGAGCCCTAGGCGTTCCGTTGCGTGAGCTTTCAGCCACGCGAACAACACGTCCAACGCCACCCCGGGGAGCGGCGTGAGCACCGTGGCCTTCGCCTTGTTCCACAGTGTGTCGTCTTTCATGGAGCCGAGGAACTCATGGCCGTCCCACGTGAGACTCCTCGGGGTGGCGCATGGGGATCGCAGTTGAGCCGCCGTGAGTGCCGTCGCGGTAAGGAGACCGGCCTGTTCCATGAGGTAGACGTGATACCCGACCTGCTCGTCTGTGTAGCCCTCGATGACGGGAATCCGATCAAAGAAGCCGTGCTCGTGGGCTTCCATCGCGAGCAGGATGCTGCGAATCAGGTCGAAGTCCCGTTTCATTGGCGCCGCCCACGTCGAACGCAGGTCGCGGCCAGTCGAACGACCGCCATTGAAGGAGAACGTTAACCATGACCAAGACCGAAATCAAGAAGATTCTGCGCCGGAACAAGCGCCTCGGGCGCCGCCCCTGGTCTCTCTACCAGATCGCCCAGATGCGGGGCTGCAATCGGTCGTTCGTGACCATGTACATGAAGGGCCAGAAGACCAGCCGCCCGATGGACGAATGGCTCCGCTCGGTCCTGGTCCCGATCGACCGCGCGGCCTGAGAGGACCGATCATGCCGAATGCCATGCTGGACGAGACACGATCGGAGCACATCGATCTCGGCCTGCCGTTTCTGAAGCAGATCCGCACGTCGCCCACCCTGGCCGCGATCCTGAGCGAGGAGAAGCCCGCCAACCAAAGCTGGGGAGACTTCTTCCTCACGGCCGCGGTGAACCATGTGCTGCACGTGAGGAACGTACGCGGAGATTGGCGCGGATGCCACCGCCTGCTTGTCCGCGTCATTGGGCCGGAGCCTGACGGTTTGGGGGTGAGCGCCAAGCGGCAAGTCGAGGCCCTGACAGGAGTCAGGCTTCCTGACGGACGTCGGAACGGGGGCCGCTGACCATGCCGCGGCGCTATCGCCCACACAGCCTCCTGACCTTTGCGCAGGCCGCCGAGGTCCTTGGCCTCTCGCGATGGACGGTGCGGGACCTGGCGGACGATTGCCGCTTCCCGACCTACGTGTTGCCTGGGTGTCCGAGAAAGATCAGGCGAATTCGCTATTCGGATGTCCTTGCCTTCAAGGCGCAAATTGCAGCCTCTGAATCACTAGGGAGCAGGCGATGCGAGTCAGTCTAGAGATAGCGTCGGCCGGTCCGTTTCTTTGCGAGTGGTGTGGCTGTGAGTTCTTCACGGTGGAACCCCGCCGAAAGCATCAGAGATTCTGCGGTTACAGCCATTACCACGAGTGGCAGAAGTCACGGGCTATCCTCGGAGCCAAAGAGCGATTCCTGAAATACATACGGAAGACCGAGACGTGCTGGGTTTGGGTCGGGGCATTCCTGAAGGTCGGTTACGGGAAAGCGTGGTTCAACGGGCGAACGATTGGCGCGCACCGGCTATCCTATCAACTTTTTGTGGCCGAGATTCCGGAAGGAAGATTCGTTTGTCACGCCTGTGATAATCAAGCCTGCGTGAACCCAGACCATCTTTTCTTGGGCACGCCATCCGACAATACCAGAGACTCGATGAAGAAGGGGCGTTGCAGGCTTCAATTCGTAAAGCCAGGTCTTCCGCATCCCCACCCTGAAAGTCTCGTTCGTGGAACGGCGCATCCGGGATCGAAACTCACCGAATCCCAGGTGGTCGATATTCTGAATCTGCGCGGCCTCATTCCCAAAAAGGCGCTTGCGACACGCTATGGCGTATCAGAGGCCACCATTCACGACATTTGCAAACGCAAGATCTGGAAACACGTTGACGCCTCGGCGTGCCTCGGCAGCCGACGGCAGGAGGTGGCGTAGATGACCCTCGTATTGATCGACGGGATGCCTTTCATGTTCTTTCCATCGCTCGCGGACGCCTTGACATACATCCGGAAACTATCCGGCGCGCTCCGGAGCCGACTGACGCTGACCCGGTATGCCGGCCACCCGTTAAGCCGATAGCGCTTCGATCGCGCCCGCCTGCGTGGTGGACGGGAGGCACGCGCCGGGAGCCTCGGGGTGGGGCTGCGGCGGCTGTATGGACGATTGGATTGCCCTGGTGGTCCTGTGGTTCCTGGTGTCGGAGTGCATTGCCTTGCTGTTCTGGAGGCCGTCAGATGACGCAACTTCTGATCGTCGACGACGACGCTGCGACGCGCGAGTGCCTGACGGAGCTCTTCCGGCTCCGCGGCCACGAGACCGCCGCCTGCGCGTCGGCCGAGGCCGCCCTCGCCATGCTCGGCTGGGTGGACGCGGTGGTCTGCGACGGGCTGGAGGGCGCGTGCTTCCGCGTGGTGGCCCAGGCCGAGGAGCACGGTAAGGCGGCCGTGATTTACACGGCGAGCGACGCCGTGCAGGAGACCGCCGCGATCCTCCACGTGCCGTGCGTCCTGAAGCCCGGCGGTGTCGCCGCACTCCTCGAGGCCCTCCGGCTCGGCGAGGCCGTGCGCGCATGATCTACGGTGTGCTGGCCCTCGCGTCGCTCCTGCTGCTGTTCGCCGCGATCGCTTGGGACATCATCGGCCTGTGCCTCGGGCGGGCGCCGTGGAGGAAACGATGAGGGTGGAGAACGTGACCATCGTCACGCTCGACAAGACCGATCTCGGAAAAGCGACGGTCAACGGCGGGCTCTCCGTGCCGCTGCCGACGCAGACGACGGAGGTCATCCTCCGGGTGGAGACTCAGGAGCCGGAGAAGAGGGGAGGCGCGGAATAATGGGCGGCACATTCATGGGGCGCAAGATATCCAGGGAAATCATCACTCTCGGGATCGGCGGGCAGATCGAGCGGGGCGGTGAAGAACTGCCGCCCCGGGCCACGGTCGAATTCTCGGCGCGCGGTCTGGTGAGCAAGGTCTCGCACAAGTTCCTCGAGGACGGGACCATCGAGGAGATGACGGTCCTCACGATCGACAAGGACAGCTTCGAGGTGCTCGCTGTCGAAGCCGCAGCCGAGCAGCCGCAGTTGCCGCTCACGACGGGAACCGTCACGGCGCGAGAGGCCGACGCCGTCGCCGCGGCGATGGGTGTGCGGAATGCCGACGGCGCGCGGTTTGAGCCGCCACCGATTACGGGCCCGTTGCTCGTCTCCTGCGAGGCGTGCGGGCACGGGCGAGGGGATCACGGCCCGAACGAGGAGACCGGCGAGGAGCACGCTGGGCCATGCTGCAATCCGTCCTGCCAGTGCACGGCCTACGCGCCGTTCCACGAGGCGCCGCTCGAAGAGGCGCTTGAGCCGCTGACGGTGGAGGAACTCGACCACGAAATGGCGGTCGGCGCGGCGGGGATCGAGACCGCTGCGGCCGAAGAGGCGACACCCAGCGACGGCACCGCGGCCACGGAGCCCCAACACGAGCCCGCCCCGGCCGACGACCAGGTCGCAACCGGAGCGGTGGACGTGGTGCCGGGCCCGGCGCCGCGACGGGGACGTCGGCGTCACCTCCAGGAGGTTGGGGCATGACGACCATCTCGTTCCACATTCCCGGCACTCCCGTGCCCCAAGCCCGCTCCCGCCATCGCGTCGTGAAGCTGCGGAACGGGGCGACGTTCGCCCAGCAGTACGACCCAGCCGAGAGCCGGGTATGGAAGGCGACGGTGGCGGAGTTCGCGGCGCGGGCCATGGCGGGCCAGCGGCCGATCGAGGGCCCGGTATCCGTGGAGCTGGTCTTCATGTTCCTGCCGACGGCCTCCTGGTCGAAGCGCAAGCTGGCCGAGTTGCGCACGGCCGGCGAGCTCGCGCGGCCGGTCAAGCCCGACCTCGACAACCTCATCAAGGGTGTCGTGGACGGTATGAAGGGCATCGTTTTCCGCGACGACGGCCAAATCTGGAGCTACGGGCACAGCCGGAAGGTCTACGGACTCCACGCGGAAGTGCGTATCCGCGTCGCGGCATGTGAGGAATCCGCGCGCAAGACGACTCTGGTGGAGGCGACCGAGCTTCCCTTGCTCGCCGGAGGTGCGCGATGCGCGACAACGGCCTGACGATCCTGCAGCTCCACGTCGAGAACGTGCGCGGCGCGAAGAAGGTCACGGTCTGCCCGAAAGCTACAGGTGCGGTCCCCGTCAAGGGCAAGAATGGCGCCGGCAAGAGCAGCGTCCTGGATGCGATCCAGTACGCCCTGGGCGGCAAGGCGGTGCAGCCGCAGAAGCCGATTCGGCACGGCGAGACCGCGGCCCAGGTCGTGGCGAACATCGGGGGAAAATTCACGGTTCGGCGGACGTGGACGGCGAAGCAAAGCTACCTCACCGTCGAGCGCTGCGCCGAGCCGGGCAGCCTGCCGGTTCCGATCCCTTCCCCGCAAGCGTTTCTCGACGAGCTCTGCGGGACCGGCATCGGCTTCGACCCGCTGGCCTTCACCGGTCGCAAACCGGCGGACCAGGTGCAGATGCTCCTGGATGTCCTCTCGCTCCCCGAGGATCCCCGCGCCCTGGATGCCAAGCGGAAAGACCTCTATGACCAACGGACCCTGGTCAACCGCCAAGTCAAGCAGGCCGAAGGTGCGGTGAGTCAGACGCCGCATTATCCGGACGCGCCGGCGGCCGAACTCTCGATGGCCGATATCATGGCCGAGCATCAGCGGCTCCTGGCAGTGCGGGATGCGAATTACCAGGCGCGCAGGAAGCTGGAGAATGCCGAAGCCGCACAACAGCGCGCTGCGACCCGCGTCGAGCAGCTCAAGGCGGCACTGGTCGAAGCCGAAGCGGAACTCGCGGAAGCCGCGATGGTCCTCCAGGATGCGCGGTCCATCACCGAGGCCCTCGTTGATCCGGATCTCACCGCGCTGACAGCGCAGATGCATGACGTAGAGACGATTAACGCCAAGGTCCGCGCAAACCAGGAGCATCAGCGGCTCGCGAAAGCGGCGTCGGCATACCAGGAGCAGTCCGCGCAACTCACCGACCAAATCGAGGCCCTCGACAAGCGTAAGACGGACCTGCTCACGTCCGCCGCCTTCCCGCTGCCCGGCTTGGCGATCGCGGCGGACGGGAAGGGCGGCTACGTCGTCACGTACCAGGACGTGCCGCTGGCGGAGTGTGCAAGCTCGGAGCAGCTCCGCGTGAGCATGGCGCTCGCGCTCGCGCTCAACCCGAGGATCCGCGTCGTCCTCGTGCGCGAGGGGAGCCTATTGGATGAGGAGGCGCTGGCCACGGTCGAGCGGTGGGCCGCGGCGAACGGCGTCCAGTGCTGGATCGAGCTGGCGACCACCGAAACTGGCGGCGACGGGTTTGTCATCGAGGCCGGCCTGGTCAAGGAGGCGCAATCATGACGACCACGACAGAAGTCCTGGCGCCGGAGATCGCCACGGCGACCCGGGAAGATCATGCGACGAAGCAAGCGTGGCTCCAGGCCCGCACGTTCGGTCTCGGCGGGAGCGATGCGCCGGTGATCCTCGGCAAATCCCCGTACAAGGCACCGCTAGCCCTGTATGCCGAGAAGCTCGGCCTCACGGAGCCCCCGGACGTCCGGAATGACGCGGCCGACTGGGGCGTCATGCTTGAGACGCCCGTGGCCGAGCACTACGCCACACAGAGCGGGAGGCCGCTCTACTACCCCGGCCCCTTTACCATCTACCGCAGCACGCGCACGCCCTACCTCGCGGCGAGCTTCGACCGGCTCATCCTCGATGATCCACTCGTCCCGCACGTCGTCGGCGTTTTGCAGGTGAAGACCGCCGGCGCCTGGCATGAGGACGAGTGGTTGGAGGAGCCCCCGCTCCATGTCCTCATCCAGGTGCATCACGAGATGATCGTGGCCGGCGTCCAGGAGGCCGCGATCGCCGTGCTCATCGGCGGGCAGAAGTACCTGAGCTTCGAGGTTGGGCTCAACGAGGACCTGGTCGAGTTGCTGCTCCAGGAGGAAGCCCGTTTCTGGCAACGCCTCGTCAACCGGGATCCCCCGGAGCCGGACGGGACAAAGAGCTGTCGGGAGATCCTGACCAAGCTCTACCCAAAGCACGTCGAGGGGAAGACCATCGCCCTTCCGGCCGATGCGATCGAATGGGATCGGCAGCTCCAGGAGGCGAACGCCAACCTGGAGAAGTGGAAAGCCCAGAAAGAACTGGCGGAGAACAAGTTCAAAGCCGCACTCGGCTACGCCGAGAAAGGCGTGCTCGCCGGTGGCGTCGCCTATACCTGGAAGGCGAGTCCACGCAAGGGCTACGTCGTGCAGGACGCGATCGTGCGAATACTACGACGCTCCGTGGCGAAACACTAGCTACCGCACCCGCGAAAGGAGTCCACGATGGCCACCGCAACACAAGCCCCACCGAAGGCCCTCAGTGGCCAGGTCGAGGCCACCAAGACCAAAGTGAACACCATCCGGGATCTCATGGAGCGCAGCCGGCCACAGATCGCGCTCGCGCTCCCGAAATACATGTCCGCCGACCGCATGGTCCGACTCGCAATGACGTCGATTCTCCGGAACCCGCAGCTCCTGGAGTGCGACCCGCTCACGCTGGTCGGTGCGGTCATCCAGTGCGCCCAGCTCGGGCTGGAGCCCGGGAGCAATTATGGGGCGCACCTCGTACCCTTCTGGAACAACAAGGCCGGCAAGCGCGACGTGCAGGTGATCCCCGACTACCGGGGGTTGATGGGCCTCTGCCGGAACTCCGAGCAGATCAGCACCATCGACGCGCATGCGGTCTACGAGCGGGACCACTTCGAGTTCAGCTACGGGAAGAACCCGGAGCTCGTGCACCACCCCCATCTCCAGAAGGACCGCGGGGAGATCGTGTACTTCTATGCCATCGCGACGCTGAAGGACGGCGGCGTGCAGTTTATCGTGCTCCCCCGGTGGGAGGTGGACGAGATCCGCGACCGCTACAGCCGGGCTGCGAGCAATGGCCCGTGGGTCACGAACTACGATGAGATGGGCAAGAAGACCTGCGTCCGGCGGCTCGTGGATTATCTGCCCGCGAGGCTGGAGGCGCTGGTGGCCGCCGGGCTGGAAGCCAAGGCCGAGCAGGGCATCCCCCAGGATCTCGGCGCCCTGGTGGAGGGCGTGACCGAGAAGGGCGTGGTCGAGGCGGGCAAGCCCGCCGGCGCGGTGCAGGGCCTCGTGGACGAGTTGCGCGATAGGCAGGGCGGCGGGACCAACGGCGCCGCGCATACGCTGACCGAGTCCGCTGGCGAATCCTCCGCCGCGCCCTCTCCCGAGGAGCAATCGCAGATCCGCGCGCGCGAGCAGCAGGAGGCCGTCCAGGGAAGCCCGGCGGACCCGCCGATCGACCGCGCCGCCCTCGTGCAGGAGATCGGCAAACTGCAGGACGCGCGCAAGATGAACGCCCGGGACCGCGTCGGCCTCCAGCGGCAATTCACGAACGAGCCATTGGCCAAGGCGCCGATCGAGGCGCTGGAGAAGTTGCGGAGCCACCTCCGCATGATGACCGGCACGCTCGTCTAATCCAGACAGGAGGCGCAGCGTGCGGACATTACTCTTCGACACAGAGACTACGGGCACGAAAGAGGCGCGCCTCGTCGAGGCGGCCTGGGTCCAACTGGCTGATCATTCTCATAGCCGACGGCTGCGAGCCGGAGCTGATGTATCGGATGGCCGAGATCGCGACGACGATCGAAGAGGTCGTGGAGCTGCTCCGACCGGAGCCGACCGGATAGGAGGATTGAGGATGCCAGTCCCAGTCTCCGATTCGTACGATCCGGAGTTTTCCACCGGCCAGAACGCCCGTGACGTGCGCGAGGCGATCGAAGATCTCGTCGAGAAGGCGACCAGGATCTTGGGTCCAGAGCTGAGGAACATCGTGGGCGTCGTCCATGGCGGTGCGGGAAGAAAGATGCCTACACGACTCAGTGAACGCGAGTGGCGAATCATCCGGTTTGCCCTGAACCGAGCCATTGAGACCATATGACGCTCCGCCGCTGCCCCGCGTGCCGGCAATCGCGCGAGGCGAAGGATTTCCTCGCCGGCCTCTGCCCGGCGTGCTTCGCGGCCGGCCGGCCCATCCCACTCGGGCCGCTGGAGACGGCGGCGGATGAGTCGAGGCGGCTCAGGAATGTGCGGAAACGACGGGGGACGCGGACGGAGGCGGAAGCGGTTCCGCAGAGTGACACCCAGCAACACGGTGCACCACAGGAGGATGCAATGACGGACAAGGGCGAGCGGCACGAGTGCCCATGGTGCCATCAACCAAAGGCCAATCTTTATGAGCACAAGAAGTTCTGCAAGCGGCGGCCGGCGCCTGGCACCACGGCGGCTACGACCGTCCACGCGGACCCCGCGTTCCGCAAGGCCGCCACGAAACCCATCCGCACACCGAAACAGATCCTGAAGGCGCTCGACCAGGCCACGATCGCGCACAACCGCGATCAGGCAACGGACGGAAACGGCCACGAGTGTGCGGCCTGCCCGCTCCGCGGAAACCACGCCGAGCAGGATCTCTTCACGCAGCTCGTGCGCGGCGGGCTCTCGCTCGCGGATGCCGTCGCGCGGATGGCGCAGGCGAGGGTCGTCTATGCTGGCACGAAAGGAGGTGCGTGAGTCGAGCTATCACGCATTGTGTGGGATCGAAACGTACAGAAAGGAGAGCAGCGATGGTTCGGGCAAAGGTGTACTGCGACAAGATCGACGGCAACCTGGTGGAGTTTTCCACGGTCTATGAGCCGCCAGACGAGCGCGACACGGAGAACCAGCGCTTCACCACGGCGACGCCCTGGGGCACGATCACGGCGACGCCCTGGGGCACGATCAGGATGGGGATCGACAACCCGGCCGCGCTGGAGCAATTCGAGGTCGGCAAAGCGTACTACGTCGATTTCCACCCAGCTCCGAAGTAGAGGGTGCGAGATGCACTCCGAGCGGGGACCACCAGCAGGCGGGCGACCAGGACGGCGTGTCCCCTCCCCTCGTTGGCGCGTTTGAGGCAGGTATGCCAGATCGCATTATTCGAGACCGCGCGCGTAGTTCCCGGAGCCTGCAACTCCTGTCGGATGCCGCCGAGCGTGCCTGGTGGCGCCTGACCGTCGCCGCTGATGATTACGGATGTTTTGACGCGGACCCTGAGGTGCTGCTCTCCCGCCTCTTCGAACGCAAGCCGAAGGGGTGGACGGTGACGAAGATGCGAGAGGTCCGGGACGAGCTCGCCTCAGGGGACGATCCGGTCATCCATCTCTACCAAGTGGAGAACGACCCGCGAATCTACGGCCATATTGTCTCCTTTAGACGACACCAAAGAAGTCGGGAATCGAAACCGAAGTTCCCGAGTCCTCCTTGTAAAAAAGCCCCGCCAAATGCCACTTCGCCGCAACTCGCGGCAATTTGCGGCAAGTTGCGGCTCGCGCGCGCGCCCGCGTCGGGAGTCGTGAGTCGTGAGGCGAGAGTCGTGAGTCGTGAGGCGGTGGTATGTTCGGAACAACCCAGCACTTTAGCCGGCGACGGGGCGCCGGCTCCACCGCCTCAACACCCAGGGAACGGGAATAGTCTCGATCCTGTCCTGAAAGCGATCCTGGATGAGTGCCCCAACCTGAGTCTGGTCAACGTCAGCGAGTCCGCTGGATTTTGGGATCAGGTCCTTGCCGCCTGCGAGCCCTACGGCGTGGCCGATGCTGCGTGGCTAGGGGCAAGACTCAGGAAGTGGAACCAGTACTTTGCAGCACGGCCGCATAAACGGTCGAGGGAGCGAAAGTATCTGGAGTCTCGGCTCCTCGGGTGGCTCACCAAGGATCTGGAGGCGATGGCGAGGAGGCCCGCATGAAGCGCAACCTGAAGCCGCGGGCGGATCTGGACGATCGCGATCTTCCGGCATTCGTCAACGAGCCGACAGTGCCGGAGAAACTCGTCCCACAGTGCCTGCGATGCGGCGGGAAATTTCCCAAGGCAAAGGCGCTGTGGATCATTTGCGAGGCCTGCGCGAATCGCGACCTCGAGATCCAGGCAGGCGGTTTCACGCTCACGTCGCAGGGCGGTCATAACACCAGCACCAGTGCGCTGATCGGGCAGCTCGCCGGGGAGATGGCGCGGCACCTCAGCACCAAGGACGGTGATCGCACGCCGCTGCCTCCCGCCTCCGTGCTGCACCACCTCGAACGGCTGAAGGCACGGGGACTCGACGAGGGCGCGGCGCGGCGACTCGCCGAGTCGATGGCGCTGGATCCTCAGCACCGGGCGGAGTGCCCCATCTGCCGAGGCGACCTGGCCGCGATCGTGGCGCAACTGGAGAAGCCGTCTCAAGACACCGAGCGCCTCGCACGGATTGGCCGAGACCATCTGCCACGATGGGGGCGGAGATCATGACCGACGAGTGGGATCACTTGCCGGGCGATGGCGAGCTGGCGTGGCTCGGCGCGATGATCTGTTGGCTCTCGGCGGGATGCTCGGGGTGGATCTGGTATCGCGTCATCCGGTTCGTCCTCGATGCAGTGCTGTGATGCGGACGTGCCGGGGGCCCCTAGAGCCAGTCGCGAGTGCGGGTAGGCGGCCTCGCGCAATTTCCCCAGACTCCAGGAGTACCAAAGGGCTAATGGCCAAGACGCGTAGCAAGCGCAAAGCAGCACCGAAGAGGACGCCGGCGCTCCTCACCCGCCGCGAGCTCGCGGCAGCCTTCGGCGTCCACATGTTGACCGTGACCAAGTGGGAGCGCGACGGGATGCCGATCGCCAAGCGTGGCGCGCGCGGGCGGCCGTCCCTCTACGACGAGGCCGCCTGTCGCACGTGGAAGATCCTCCGCGATGAAGCGGCCATGCAGACCTCCAGCCTCGAGCAGGCCCGAATCCAGAAGGAACTCTCGCAGGCGGAACTCAACCGCCAGACCGCCGAGATCCGCGCGGGCAATCTGTTGCAGCGCGACGATGTGGAGCGCGTCTGGTCACAGCATGTCGCCGCCGTGCGCCGCAAACTGCTTCATCTGCCCGTGACCCTCGCCGATCGCCTCCACCGGATCGCCACCCTCGAGGGCCCCAGCGCCGTGGAGGCGAAATTGCTCGAAGCTGTCGAAGATGTGCTGAACGAACTCGCGGGTGCCAAGCCCGCCGCCGCGGCATGAATGCGCGCGATCTGCTCCGCGTGGTCCGCCGCGGCTACGCCCCGCCGCCCCGGCTCACGGTCTCGGCATTCGCGGATCGGGAGATCATCGTGACCAGCGGACCCTTGGCCGGCTCGCATTGGCAAACCGCATTCACGCCGTACCTCGCGGGCATCATGGACGCATTCCATGAGCCCGGCGTCGAGATCGTCGTCGTCCGTGCCAGCAGTCAGGTCGGAAAAACTGCAGCGGCCGTCTGTGTCGTGGCCTACCACATGGCGCACGATCCCTCGCCGATCCTCGTGGTCGAGCCGACCGTAGATCCGATGGCCAAGGATTTCGCCAAGAACCGTCTGGAGCCGGTGATCGACGCGAGTCCAGCGCTCAAGGAGCGCGTGAGCAAGAAGCGCGCGAAGGAATCGTCCAACACGACGCTCTCCAAGTCCTTCCGCGGTGGCGATATCGCCGTCGGCGGCGCGAACAGCGCGGCCTCCCTGGCGGCGCGCTCCCGCCGTGTCCTGATTCTCGACGAGGTGGACCGCTATCCGCCCGAGCTTCCCGGCGAGGGCAATACGATCGCGATCGCCATGAAGCGCACCCAGGCGTTCGGTCGGCGCCGGCGGATCATGATGCTCAGCTCGCCGACGCTCGTCGGCGCGCCGATCGACGCCTGGTTCCACCGCGGGGATCAGCGTCGCTACCACGTGCCCTGCCCCCGCTGCCAGCACATGCATCCGCTCGAGTGGAAGCACGTGCGCTTCACGGAGCGGAATGCCGACACCGCAGAGCTCGTGTGTCCGGCCTGTAGCTATGGCTTCGGCGACGCCGAGCGGCTCGCGATCCTCCAGCACGGCGCGTGGCGGCCAGGGAATCCGGACCGGCCCGAAAAGCGAATCGTGAGTTTTCACCTCTGGGAGGCGTATTCTCCGCTGTCCTCCCTGCGCGAGATCGTGGCCAGCTTCCTCCGCGCACGGGATGCACAGAAGGCGGGCGACCGCTCCGAGATGCATACCTGGGAGAACACCGTCCTGGCCGAGCCCGTCGAGCCGGACGCCGGCGAGGGGGTGGACGCGAACCGGTTGCTTCTCCGGCGCGAGCCATACGGTGTGGGAATTGAAGCGCCGGACGGCGTCTGCGCGATCACGGTCGGGATCGATACCCAGGATGACCGCCTGGAGGGCCTGGTGGTCGGCTGGGGGCCGGGCGAGGAATCCTGGCTCATTGACCGGTGGACGCTCCCGGGGGACACCTCGACCGCGGCGCCCTGGGCGACGCTCGATGAGGCACTGGCGAACGTCTACCAGCACGCACGGGAGACATCGCTCATGGTCCACGCCGCGTGTATCGACAGCGCGGGCCACCGCACGACGATGGTTTACGACTATGCCGCCCGCCATGCCGCGCGGCGCGTGTTCGCCACGATCGGGCGCGACGGGCAACGGCCGATTACGTCGTCGCCCTCGCCCCGCCGCTGGGGCCGCGGCGAGCGCCAGGTCCCGCTCTACACGATCGGGGTGGATACGGCCAAGGCGCTCCTCATGGGCCGGCTGCAGCTCTCCGAAGCCGGGCCCGGCTTCGTGCATATCCCCCTGGCAGAGTGGGCGGATGAGGAGCTCACGCTCCAACTCACGAGCGAGGTCCTCGTCACGCGGTTCGAGAAAGGCGCCCGGAAGGAATTCTGGCGGAAGATCCGTCCGCGAAACGAGGCGCTTGACTGCTATGTGATGGCTTACGCCGCAATGAAGCTCCTGAACGCGCAGCTCGACCGCTGGGCCGAGCGGTTGCGCGGACTCCCGCTCCGCGGGGCGGCACCTGCGCCACGAATGGCCGAGACACCTGGCCCAACGTCTGCGTCGGCGCGCTCACCAGCACCGCAGCGCCGGCGCTATTCCTCCTACCTGCAGCGCAACAGTGGAGGCGATGGATGGTAGACGGGAGTGGATTGCCGAACAAGCCATCATTCCGCATCGATGAGCTAGCCGTCCATTTCTGCGTCAGCCAGCGCAGCATCCGGCGGTGGATTGCGAGGGGACGGCTCGTGGCGTTCCGATTCCCCGATGGCCTCCGGATCCCGAGGGATTCTGCGCTGAGCGTTCGGCCAAGCCGTCGCAACCGGTCGTCGAATTAGGAGTGGTTTGGTAAATGTCACACTTTTTTGGAGGAGGCTTCGCTTTTTTCTTGCAATCCGGGAGCGCTTTCCTATTGTGTGCGGTGAAGTAGCCAATTGAGCCCGAACCCCGCTGGCCAGCGGGGCGACGGTGCCATAGTCGAGGAAAAGGCGATTCGCGTGCACGCCGCGGGTCGCCTTTTCCTTTTCGGGCCCCTCGGGGAGAGTGGATGAACTGGACGCAGTCGGACCTGGATGCCGCCAAGGCTGCCTATCTCAAAGCGCTGACGACCGGGAAGAGCGTCACCTTCGGCGATCGGTCATGGACGAGCCACGATCTTCCCCAACTCCGTCAACTCATTGCCGAGATGGAGCGTTCAGTGGGCGCCCCCCGGCCGAAGCAGTTCCTCGGATACCACCGCTGCAAGGGCCTCTAGATGCACGCGACGGTCGGTCGATCCTATCCCGCCCCGCGATCCGCCCGCAGCATCACTCTCCTTCGCCCACGCGTCCAGGCCTACGAGGCCGCCGGGACCGGCCGCCGCACGCGCGGGTGGCACGCGCCCACCACGGGCGCGAACGATAGTGTCCTGGCGGGCCTCTCGCTCCTTCGTGATCGATCCCGCGCGGCCTGTCGCAATGACGGTTTCGCCCGGGCGATCATCAACGCCCTTGTCACAAACCTGATCGGGTGCGGGATCACGCCGCAGTCTAGCGCCCCGGATCCGGGGTTCCGCAAGGCACTCCACAAGCTGTGGCTCGACTCCACGGATTTCTCCGACGCCGACGGCACCTGCGAGTTCTATGGCCAACAAGCGCAAGGTGCCCTCAGCTGGTTCGCCGCCGGCGAGGCGTTCTTGCGGCTCCGCGATCGGCTGCCGGGGGACGGGCTGCCGGTGCCTTTCCAGGTGCAAATCATCGAGCCGGAGTTCTGCCCGCACACGTATGACGCGATGAACGGCCAGAACCGGATCCGCGCCGGGATCGAGTTCAGCCCGATCGGTAAGCGCGTGGCCTATTGGATGTACCGCCAGCGCCCTGGCGAGTGGCAAGATTTGGACACGTCGCAGCTCGTGCGCGTCCCCGCAGAGACCGTCTGCCATCTCTACAGCCCGGAGCGGCCGGGGCAGATCCGCGGGATTCCGCGCCTCGCGGCCGCACTCGTGAAGCTCAAGGATCTGGATCGGTTCGATGATGCCACGCTCCTCAGGCAGCAAATCAGCAATCTATTCGCCGGCTTCGTGACGCGGCCGGCTGGCGCGGGCGAGGCGGAGCTCGATCCGATCACTGGGCAGCCTATCGAGACGATCGGCGATCGCACGGCGGTGGGGCTCGAGCCCGGCGCCTTCGAGGAGCTCGCCCCCGGTGAGAGCGTGGAGTTCTCCGATCCGCCGAGCGTCGGCCAGACCTACGAAGGCTTCATGCGGCAGCAGCTCATGGGAGGAGGCGTTGCGGCCGGTGTGCCGTATGAAATCTTCACCGGTGACCTCCGGCAGGTGAACGACCGCACCGTGCGCCTGATCCTGGGCGAGTTCCGCCGGCACGTCCAGCAGCTGCAGCAACATTTCGCCTTCCAGGTCTGCCGGCCGATCTGGGCGGCCTGGTTCACGCGGGCCGTACTGAGTGGCGCCCTTGAGATCCCTTCCGCCTACTACGACGATCCGGCCACCTGGCAAGCGGTCAAGTGGCAGCCGCATGGCTGGCCCTACATGAACCCCGTCCAAGACGTCGAGGCGGACAAGGCCGCGATCCGGTCCGGCCTCACGAGCCGCTCAGCGGTCCTCAGCGCCCGCGGGGAGAACGCGGAAGTGATCGACCAGGAGAACGCGGAGGACAACGCCCGCGTGGATCAGTTGGGGCTCACATACGACTCAGATGGGCGAACCAGTAGCAAGGCGAGCGCGGTGCCGCAGGGGTCAGAATCGGCATCGTCCAGCCAAGGAACCAAATAATGGGGAAGCGATCGCAGGCACGGACATGCTGGCCCAGACGGCACGATCAGCCGACGCAGCGCACGCTGCGAGTCTGGATCTGCGCCGCCTGCCGCACCCGTGGCTCCCAGCTCATCACCTGCGCCGACGGCAAGCAGCGCTGCCCGCAATGCAAGGCAGAATTCGATCGGCGTGCCGCGGCAGTGCAGGTCGTCGCGCCCCCTGCGCCCTCTCCGATCGTTCCGGCGGGTCAACTCGTGACGCCTCCGCGCGTCGGCTGAAAGGAGTGACGATCCATGGCACAGAAGACGAACGACGCGCCGCGTGAGTGGTACCGGATCAATCTGCAGGCCGACCCCTCTGTTGCGGAGGTCTACATCTTCGACGAGATCGGCGAACGCGTGGACTTCTGGACCGGCGAGAAATCCGGCGTCAGCGCCAAAAGCTTTCTCGCGGAGATCCAGGCACTCTCCGAGGCCGTGCGCACGATCCGCGTTCATGTGAGCAGCCCGGGGGGGAACTGGTCAGATGCCACCGCCATCGCCAATCTGCTCCGGTCGCAGAGCCGCGACAAGGGCCGCAAGGTGGAGGTGATCGTCGAGGCCCTGGCCGCGTCGGCCGCCACGTTGATCACGAGCGCCGGCGACGTGATCAAGGTCGCGTCGAATGCCGTGATGATGATCCACAACGCCTCCATCTACGTCCGCGCGATCGGCGATGCCCACGAGATCCGCCGCGTCGCGGATGAAGCGCTGGCCTTCCTCGACAGCGTCCGGGTCTCTGTCATCGCCACGTATCGGTGGGTCTCGAAGCTCTCGGTCGAGGACATCCAGGCCCTGATGGACAAGACGACCTGGATGAATGCCGAGGAGGCCGTGGCCAAGGGCTTCGCGACGGAAATTATCGAGCCGATTGCCGCGACGGCTGCCTTCGACCCGCGGTCCGTCCAGGCGCTCGGGGAGATCCCGGAGCCCTATCGGCAGCGTGTTGCGGCACTGGCGAAAACGGCAGAGCCTGCGCCAGAAGCGCCAAAGTCGGCGGAGGCGACCGCCGTGCTCGCGGCTTGCCGCGAAGCGGGCTGCCTCGAATTGGCCGAGGGATTGATCGCTGCTGGCGCCACCGTGGAGCAGGTGACCGCCTCGATCCGGCAGGAGCAGGCGGCTCGGGCGGCCCGGGCAGAGCGCGAGAAGCAGATCCGGACACTCTGCGCGATAGCGAAACAGCCGGAGCTCGCGGACTCCTACGTCGCCGGCGGCATGCCGGCAGAGGTGGTCAAAGCGCAGCTCACCATCATCACAGCGAAGCAAGACAGGATCGAGATCGACGCGCATCTCCAGCCCGGCGCGGACGGCTCCGCGCAGCGGGCCAGCCTCAACCCCTCGGCGATTTGGGCCGAGCGCCGTGCCCGCGCAGGGCAGAGAGGAGTGTGACCCATGGTCGCGTTGGTGGAGGGACATCACACGGGGGAGTTCATCCTGTCGGAGGCGAATGGGAGTCTCAGCCGGGAGACCGTCACCGTGGTCGTGCCGGCGGGGTCTTCGCTGCCGGCTGGGGCCGTCCTGGCGTCGGGTCCAACGGGGTACGCGCCCATCGACGAGACCCTCACCCTCGCGCCGGCAACGGCGGTGGGAATCCTGTACGGTCCCCTGACGAATGCCGGTGAGGAAGCAGCCGCCATGACGGGCGTCGTCATCGACGCGATCGCGGAGGTCCGCGGCGTGGACCTCGACTGGAACGGCCAGGCCGAAGCCGTACAGTTGGTGGCCATCACGCTGCTCCGCGGCCAGGGCATCAAGGTCCGCGACTATACGCCGCTTGGCAGCTAGGCCAGGGATCTGGTGCTCTGCCGAGCACCGCGCGCAGTGCCCATCGCAGCGTCCGGAGGACCGGGCGCAGGGAGGACAGGACGATGCCCACACTGGATGTCTTCAACCAAGACGCCTTCAGTCTGATGAGCCTCACCGCGGCCATCAACAAGGCCCCGTACAAGCCGAGCCGTATCGGACAGCTCGGCCTCTTCGGCGAGCAGCGCATCTCCACGACGCAGGTCATGGTCGAGGAGCGAGACGGGTTGCTGTCCCTCATTCCCACGACGCCGCGTGGCGGCCCGGCGGATTCCATCGGCGCGATGCCGCGCACCGTGCGCAGTTTCGTCGTGCCCCATCTCGCCCGCGAGTCCACGATCTTGGCGGAC